CACATGGCTACATTGAAAGCGTCGATCGTAACATCAAAAGCGTGGACACTTGCTAGTAAAGCAGCAGCATTGGCTACTAGAGGTTTAGGCTTAGCCATTCGATTTATGACTGGTCCAGTTGGTATCGTTATCACTATTATTGGTGCATTAGTTGCGGTAGTTATTCACTTGTGGAAAACAAACGCAACATTCAGAAACGGTGTAATAAGTATCTGGAACAGTATCAAGTCAGCCGCGTTGTCAATATTCGGTTCTATTGGTTCGTTCTTAAAAGGTGTTTGGAATGGTATAGCACAAGCATGGACGGCTAGCTGGAACTTTATTAAAGCAGCAGCGTCGATCGCTTGGTATGGTATTAAATTTGCTATACAACACCCTATTCAAGCGCTAAAATTAGCACTTCAAACAATTTGGAATGCTATTAAATTAAGTGCTACATTATCGTGGAACGCCATTAAAACAGCCGTTATGTTCATAATTAGAACTTGGTTAACTGGAGTTAAATTTTACTTCGGTTTATGGAAAACTGTTATATCAGCAGTATGGAATGCGATCAAGTTTATTTCAGTTACAGCTTGGAACGGCATTAAAAATGCAGTCATGTTTATCATTAGAGGCTGGCTTGCTAGCGTTAGATTGTCATTAAATATGTGGAAGGCAGTATTTACAGCAGTATGGAATGCGATCAAGCTTGTTTCAATCACTGTTTGGACTTCTATTAAAAATTCAGTCTTATTTATTGTACGAAGTTTAATCAATGGAATTAAGTTTGTAGTAACTGGCTTGCGCACTTTCTTTGTTAAGACTTGGACTTTCATCAAAACAATTTCAATAACACTATGGAACGCTATTAAAAACGCCGTTGTCAATTCGGCTAGACGATTAGTAAATGGCGTTAAACTTGTTGTTGGCGCACTAAAAACTTGGTTCGTAAATACATGGAACTACATCAAGACAAGAACAGTTGCAATCGTTAACTTAATTAGAACATTAGTTGTATTAGCATTCCGTAAATTGTCTAACAGTGTACGACTTGTCATAAGCACACTTAAAAACTGGCTAATCAAAACGTGGACGTTTATTAAAAATAGAATTGTTGCTATTGCTAGACTAATTTGGACTGGCGTTAAACTTGCATTTACTAAATTAAGTGCAAGCATACGATCAATAACAACAGCTTTAAGAAACTGGCTAATCAAAGCGTGGAACTACATTAAGACAAAAGTAGTTAACGCCGTAAGAATTATGGTTAAAAGTGTAATCAGTTTCTTTAGTAAGTTATCTAAAAACATTAGAAGTATTACAACAGCGTTAAGAAATTGGATCGTTAAAGCATGGAATTACATCAAGAATAAGATTGTGTCGATCGTAAAAGGTATTTGGAAAACTGTTACAAGTTACTTTAGAAAATTAAGTAACACGATTAAATCAATCAACAACAGTATTAAGAAATTCCTATACCGTGTATGGACGCAAATTAGAGATAAAGTTGTTTCACTTGCTAAATCAATGTGGAGTAAAGTTAAAGGCACATTCACAGCAATGAAAAACGGCGTGTCTAACTTAACTAGCAAAGCTAGAAATAGCGTTGTAAATCACTGGAAGAAAATGAAATCTAGTGTAACTGGTTTAGCTAGTGGCATGTGGAGTAAAGTTAAAGGCACATTCTCAAACATGTCTAATGGCATTAAAAACTTTTCTGGTAAAATTAAAGGTCATATAAACAGCATGGTTGCAGGCATCAAAAAAGGTTTAAACAAACTTATCGAAGGCGTTAACTGGGTAGGTGGAAAATTAGGTATAGACAAGAAAATACCAAAACTTTCTACGGGTACAGGTAACGCGAGACGTTATGTATCTAATGGCAAGATTAATCAAGACACAATGGCAGTTGTAGGCGATAAAGGTCGTGGCAATGGTAAAGGTGGTTTCAGAAATGAAACAATCACTTATCCTAATGGTAAGTCAGTTATTACACCAGCAACGGACACGTTAGCATATTTACCTAAAGGTTCAACAGTTGAAAGTGGCGCACAAACGCAAGCAGCATTTAGCGAAGGTACTTTACCTAAATTTTCTACTGGTACAAATAGCGGTCAAGATGTTAGAAAACGCATGTTAAAAGACGCTAAAAAACACAAGAAACATAAGCACCCAACGTTTGACGCTGGCGAAATGATGTCAAAAGTAGGTGCTGGCGGTGCTGGCGGTGCTGGTGGCGCTGGTGGTATTGGTAGTGCAGTAAACCAAGCATGGAATTTTGTAAAAGATAAAACATCAAATGCTGGCAAAAGCGCAAAACGTACCACTAAATCTCTTACTAAAGGCGCTAAAAAAATGTTGAATACAGCTAGCGACGCAGTAGGTGCTGCTGGATCGTGGGCTAAAGAAAAAGCCGGCGATTTAATGGACTTTATAGGTAAACCAGGAAAACTTGTTGACAAAGTTTTAAAAGAATTTGGTGTCGACTTTGGCGCAATCAATGGCGAAATACCTAAAATGTTATGGGACGCAATGTGGAAACGTCTAAAAGAGGGCGTTAAATCACTATTCGGCGGTTGGTTAGATGACGTTTCTGGTGGAGACGGCGACGGTAGATTTATTAAGTATCTCGATAATATTACTACTCGATACAGTCCAAACGGTCCACCACCTGGCTATCCGTTCAATTGGGCGCACCCTGGTATTGATTTGCCATATATTTATGAAAAAGTCCTAACACCAATGGGTGGTAAAGCTGAAACAAAACTTACGTCATCTGGTTTTGGTAGACACGTTATCGTAAGAGCAAAACCATACGACGCTTACTTCGGACATTTAAGTAAATGGCTCGTTAAAAATGGACAACGTGTCAAACCGGGCGACCCTATCGGTATATCCGGTAACACAGGTTCAAGTAGTGGTCCACACTTGCATTTCGAAATGAATAAACACGGTTTTGGTTCAATGACAGGACATTCTATTGATCCAGTTAAATGGTTGAAATCACATAACGGTAGTGGTGGCGCACCTAAAGCCGGTATCAAGTGGGCGCCACAAATTAAACAAGCCTTAAGAATGAACGGTTTACCAACAACATCTGCATATGTTAACGCGTGGGCTAGACAAATTGACAGTGAAAGTTCTGGTAACCCTAGAGCAGTACAAGGTGGATATGTTGACGCTAACACAGGCGGAAACGAGGCAAAAGGTTTAGTTCAAGTTGCAAGAGGTACATTCCAGTCAATGAAATTCCCAGGACATGGCAATGTATTTAACCCGCTTGATAACTTGCTAGCCGGTATTCATTGGGCAAAAGTAAGATATGGCAGAAATATGTTAGGTGTTATCGGACACGGTCACGGTTATGAAAATGGCGGCATTGTAAACAGTAAACAACTTGCTTGGTTAGCAGAGGGTGGTTTCAGTGAAAGTGTTATTTCACATGACCCAGCTAACAGAGTTAAGTCTAAAGCCATTTATGACCGTACAGGCGAAATGCTTGGCTTTAATGATGATACTGAAATCTTATTACGTGTTGAACAACTACTTGCAGAACATAACTATCATGCACGTAACATTGATGAAAACACTAGACGTCAAGCTGACAAATCAAGCGTAATTCAAATGAACGGACGTGCCGTTGCCAAAGAAATTGCTGAAGATACAAACACGGAAATTCAACGTATCGAGGCACGTAAAAACAAATTCAGAAAAGGGGGAGGTAGATAAATGAGTAACTTTTCATTTAATGGTAAGCGTAAAAATTATTGCAATTATCTCGATTACACGTCTGCATGGGGGCAAAATCGAGAAGTAGAAATTACTGATGTGAAAGGGCGCCCGGGTGGCGTCCTTACTTCTATTAATCAAAAACCTAGAGAGATAGAGGTATCAGTATTAGTTGACGCTTACAACAACACACAAACCCTAGAACAATTAGCAGATGATTTCGTGGACTGGTTATCTACTGACGAGCCAAAGCCACTTATATTTGATAGGGAACCGGATAAAATTTATTACGCTATTTTAGATAGTCAAATTGACAAAGATTACTTTGTGACATTTGGTAAAGCAACCGTGAAATTTATTTGTCCTGATCCGTATAAATACGCATTAAAAGGCACAAAGAACACAGCAATATCAGATCAAGATACATTGGTTAATACTGGTACAGCAGATACACCTATTATCGTTACAGCAACAGCGTTGAAAAATTCAAGTTACTTCATGATTACAAAAGAAGATGAAGATTATTTCATGATTGGCGATGATGATTTAAACAAAGTAGTCAAAGATTATGAACCTTCAATATTTAACGATGAAATGCGTTCGTTCTTTAGTTGGACTAAAAAATCTAACTCAACCGTCAATGATAATTACACAGGTGGTAGTGTAGGTGGATCAATGGCTATGAGTTCGTCAAAAAACGCGTTCATGTTAAACGAAGATACGATCACAGCTGACACAGGTTGGAACGGTGCGGAGTATATACATTCGTTTGGTAGAAGTGTAAAAGACTTTAGTTCAACGATAAAAATACACGTTAACCAAAAGAAAAAAGGTGCTACACACGCAACGCAGTACATTTACGATACTGACAATCGTGTTATTGCGTCGATCGGTTATAGTAACGCAAGAGCAAGTCAAAATATAGGTACAATATATGTCAGTGTTTACGATCAAAGTGGTAATCAAAAAGTTATATATAAATACACTAACTTACCTAAATTTTATAATTGGGAACATATTGTCTTATATATGCGTCTTAAACGCATTGGCGATACGTTTTATATTAAAACGTGGAAATATGACGAAGTCGAATATCCTAAACGTGTCATTCCAGTTGATGTGTCTAACGCAACATGGCGTGACGCAGGTAATTTTTATCAACGCCCAGTAAGTTCAGTTGGTATTTATTTAGCCAAAAATGGTAAGTCATATCATATGCCTACAACAATATTAGGCACTTACAACCACGAAATATTACCTAAACCAAAAAATGCTCGCGACATGATTATTAAAAAAGGCGATATTATCAACATAGATATGCAAAATAAAACAGTAACAATCAACGAAGAACCAGCGTTAAATCTTAAAACATTCGGTAGTGATTTCTTTAATATTAATAAAGGCGTCACTGAATGTATTATAGAACCAACAAACACTTTTGACACGACAATATACTGGCAAGATAGATACTTATAGAAAGGAGGCTAGCGTTGAATGATACACATTTTAGATTTTAACGATAATATAATAGATTTTATCAATAGAGAAGATGGCGCATTATTGACAGCTAACTTAAAAAGAGATGTTGAAGAAAAAACGGAAACATTTGATTTCACAATTTTAAGTGATCGTGCTGATAATATGCGTGAACGTAATCGTGTCATTACACAAGATCATAACGGTATATACAGAGAATTTATAATTGTACACGTTGAAGATGATTACGACGGCACAACAGACGTACAATGTAACGCGTCTTATTTAGAAGATTTAACAACATCAAAACCACTTCCACCACAAACTTTTGAAAAAATGACAACATCACAAGCGTTAACAAAAGCATTAGCTGATACAGGGTGGGAAGTGTCAGATGAAACTGAATATGGTGGCGTTCGTAGTAAATCTTGGACTTCATACAATACTCCTTATCAAGTTGTAGGCATGTTAGAAACAGCGTACGAAATGGTAGCAGATTATTACATTGAGTTAGGTAGTCATACGGTAGAACATCGTTATGTATCACTTAAAAAGCCTAATTCACTGTTTAATGGTAAGGAGATTGCAAAAGGTAAAGACCTAACAGGGTTAACGCGTACAGTAGACACAAGCGAAGTTCGTACGGCATTGATTGCGTTAGGTCCAGAAGATGATAAAGGAAATCGTGAGACAGTTATCGTTAAAGATGACGAAGCACACGCTCAATTCGGTTTGCCGGGTCGTTATTTGTGGGGCGTATACGAGCCGGAAAGTGAAGATAGCAGTATGACAAAACAACGTCTTACAACGTTAGCAACAACAGAATTAAATAAACGCAAACAACTTTCAGTAAGTTACGAAATATCAGCGCTAGATATTCATAGATATTATGATGATGTACGCGTTTCATTACGTGATATTGTTCGTGTAAAAGACAGAGATTTCAACCCGCCTTTATATGTAGAGGCTGAAGTCATTTCTTGTGAATATGACATGATCCTAGATGATACTGTTTTTAAATTCGGAAATGTAGTTGAATATGAAGAAACAGCGTTAAGAGAAGAATTTAATCGTAGACTTGATGAAATTCGTAAAAAGTTAAACGATAACATTTCAAACGTTAATACGATCGTTAACGACGCGATCGAGGGCGAACTTGAATATTACGAACGCAAAATTATTAAATCTGATACACCACCAGACAACCCAGTTGAAGATATGCTTTGGTACGATACTTCAAACCCTAATGTTGCAGTGCTTAAACGATACCACAACGGCGAATGGCGTAATGAAACAGCTAAAGATGTTGAACAATTAGGTGGAATGACACGTGAACAAGTGTTATATAACTCACTTACTAACACATTCCAAAACTTAAATATTCAACATTCTAAGTTGCTTGAAGAAGTTTATCAATTACTTAATAGCGAATATTTAGTTGATACTGATATTCGTAATGCAGTAAATAATGCAGTAAACAACACGACAAATATATACGATCAAATCAAAAGTAATTTAGACACTATGACTGGCGATACAGCAACAATAGGTAAATTGGTTGATACACAAGCGCTATTTCTCAAATATCGTGAACGTCTACAAGATTTATATAAAGCTATGCGTAATGCGCAAATTGCGGTAGAAGATAGATTGAAATTATTACAATCGCAATATACTGACGAAAAATTTAACGACGCGATGAACGAAGTTGCTAAAACACTACCTAACGGTCGTTGGGATAGTGATAAGCAACAATTATTTGCCGATATACCTAACGAAAGTGATATAGAGAATTTAAGAACATCACTACAACGATACACAGACGGTCAAATCAATGATTTAAACGGCGTATTAGGCGAAGAAATAAATAGCAAGATAAATACTACCAAAAGTGAAATAAGCGCGAGTATTAGTAGCGTAGAACGTAAAATAGACGGTATTGAAATTGGTGGAAGAAACTTATTATTAGGAACGCTTAATTATGATTATGGCTTTAATAATAAATTGGATAGTCGTTTAGAAAAGATAGGCGATAAACTTTGGATAAAAGTTTATAATGATTGGTTTATTCAACAAACGATAAACACAATACCTAACGAAACTTACACTATTTCATTTAAAGTCAAACCTATTTCAGATAACACTCAAAATAGTATATATATACCAGTAAAAGAAATTGACGATAACAATAATGAAAAATATATATCTTATCAATCTTTTAACTTTGATAAAGAAGAAACATTTTCTTTTAAAGTAAATACTACTACTAAAAAAATACGCGTTTCATTTTTAGTTATGAATAGCACATATCCTAGTTTTTATATAACAGATATGAAAGTAGAAAAAGGCAGTGTTGCTACTGATTGGACGCCAGCGCCAGAAGATGTACAAAACGAAATAGTAGTTAAATCTACCGAAATTTCTAAAGCACAATCTGACGCAGCAGCCACAAGAGCACAAGCCTATGCAGATAACAAAATAACAAACGAAGAACAAGCACGTATCAGACAAGCTGACGCAAACTTACAGCTATTACAACAGCAACAACAATCATTAAAAGATGAAATGGCAGCATATGCTGATAATCTAGTAAACGAAGAAGAGCGCGCACGCATGGACGCTGACAAAGCAAAAGAAGAAGCGTTAAAAGCCGAAATTAATTTAGCACAAACACAAGCTAACGCATACGCAGATAATAAGATTACAGCCGAAGAAGAACGCGCAATAGCTGACGCGCAATCTAAATTCGAAGAAGCAAAAAAACATGCAGATAAGACAGCGGAAATAGCACAACAAATAGCACAAAATTATACTAATAATAAAATCAATAACTTAGATATTGGTAGTGAAAATTTACTGTTAGATAGCGAAAGAAGAAATGATTTTACAACTTTTAGTGGCTATTCGTATACAAAATATTACTTAGCGCACCCTTTAGAAGTAGGCAAAACTTATACTTTAAAAGCAAATTTTGTCACTACTGATGAAAGACAAAGTGGGCAAACTAGCATATTCCCTTATAACCCTGGTGGAGTAAGAGATACGGTAGATATTAAAGACGGTAAAATCATTTATACATTTACAGCACAAGTTGCAAGTACACAATTTTTAATTTATAAAGATGTAGCCGGTCAATCTAATGTTGATTTAAACGTAACAATCGAAAAAGCTATCCTAGTTGAAGGCGACAAAGTTACAGGTTGGGCGCCAGCTAATGAAGATGTTAAAAAACAAATACAACAATCACAACAAAATTCAGAAGAAGCAGCTAAGGCATATGCTAAAGCACAAGATGAATTGAAACAAACAGAAACAAAAGCATACGCTGACGGTATTGTCACTAAAGAAGAACAGCGCGCAATTAATGACGCAATCGCAAAACGTGATGAGGCAAAACGATACGCAGAACAAAAAGCACAAGAGGCGCAAGTGGCAGCAAATCAAAACACTCAAGAAGTTATCAAACCGATCACAACACGAGTTACGTCAACAGAAAGTGATGTCAAAGTATTAAAAGGTCAAATTGGTTTAATGGCTAAAAGTGATGACGTTACGCAACAATTAAAAAACGTTGACGGACGCTTAACGCCTTTAGAAACGACTGTTAGATCAAACAAAGCTACACTTGATTTATTACCAGATCAAATTAATTCAAAAGTATCTAAACAAGATTACACAACAGACCAAAATAAACTTGTAACACGTTTAAATAATGCAGACAGCGAACGCAAACAATTATCTAATTCAATTAGTGACAAAGTATCACTTACCGAATATAACAATGGTATAAATGGTGTTAAATCATACACAGATAACAAAGTGAATAATATAAACGTCGGCGGTCGTAACTTATTCTTGTCTTATAATAAAGATCTAGCTGGTAAAGTTGCGCCACAAATCACATCAACAGGAAAATTCACGACACAAAATTTATGGGCAACATCTTTATACGCACCAGACTACTTTAGAACGTACTTAGAGCCTAATACAACATACACAATCAGTTATGAAATGGCGATTAAAAACTTCAATGGCATTAAAACGTTAAGTGGTAAGACATTTGGTTTATTATTATATGATTATACTGAACGTAAAACGATCGAAACGTTCACAATTATGGCGTTAAACCCTACTCCAGACACAAGTCTAATTGATAAAAAATACAAGTTCACAAAAACGTTCACAACGCCTAGTAACTTTAAGAACGATTACAACATATTAGGTTATTCCGGATACGGCGACGATAGTAGTAACACCCGTCAATATGTTACAGCTGAAATAACTAATTTGAAACTTGAAAAAGGTACTATGGCGACTGACTGGACGCCAGCGACGGAAGATGTAAATAGCTCAATTACAAATTCAAGCGCTGATACTTTATCTAAAGCAAATAACTATACAGATAATAAAAATAATGAAGTTCAAAAAACACTTACAAAAATGAACACTGACATTTCTCAAAACGGTAAAGATATTCAGTTGCGAGCAACGAAAGAAGAATTTAACGCAACCAATAAAACGTTAAGTAAAACAGTTGCAGACTTTACCACAAACGTTGCCACTGGTATGACATTCACTTATAACGAAAACGGCACAATTCAATCAATGAACATTGGTAAGGACGGCATTAAATTACGTGGCGATAAAGTAGACATTACAGTCAATAAAGAATTTAATGTTGTCGCTAATAAAGTTGATAATAAAGTCGGTAAAGATGAAGTGATTAATCGTTTAAATTTAAGTCCGGAAGGCTTAGACATAAACGTAAACAAAGTTGGTATAAGGGGCGGCGATAGTAGAACATATCTAAACCTTAGTCAAGATACAATAGAGTTAGCTGGTACTTTTGTTAGAACGTGGCGTGGCGACACTCAAAAAGATAGCGTATTTATGCGTGCTCAAAGTGGTTTGTTACGTTTTAGAAACAACACCCGAGATAGATCACTTTATTATTCAGATTTCGGCATTTCTACTTATGTTGACGGAAATAATGAAGAAGCGTCAGGCTCATTACAATTCTTTGATTATACTTACTCCAATGCTCGTGGTGTAACGTTAAACAGTTCAAATGGTGTCGCTGCAGTAACTTCGGATAATAGTCGTGTTATTTTAGACGCTTATTACACAGTAAATATTGAAAGTAATTACAGTATTTACTTTAGACCTAATCGTGATAGCCGAGTAGGGAATAACGAATTTGCTATGTATGTAAAGCAAAACGATAGCGGGGCAAATACTGACGGAGTTATTAAGTACGGTAACGTTTCAAGCGATACTTCTCAATATGGTTCAGGAATAAGATTTAGTAAAAGCTCGGTTTATAGTGTGGTTTATGCAACCAATAAAGACGGAGATATTGGTACCGGCGATTTTTACGGCAATAAATTATATGGTTCACTTACAGCAAAAGAAACTAATGCTTATGTATTAGCGGAAGGTGCTTTACGTATCACTGATAGTAAAGGCTATAACGACGGAAAAATCAACTATCGAGATATTCAATGTCATGATATACAAGCCGAATCTATTCGAATAAATTCAAATGATAATTTTTATGTTGGAGTGTCTACTGGCGAATTGCGAGTGACAAATAACCTAAAATACAACGGTGGCAACACTGGTTACAAACCAGTCCGAGCAAGTGACTTTATAAAAGCGTCTAGTGCTGAATTTAAGCATGATATTAAAAAGTGGGACTATGACGCATTAAGTGTTATTTCTAACGA